CCTTCTTTCCCACCCTGTCAATATACTGAACTGGTTTGGGGTACTCCCCCACCCTAGAGGGAAGAGGCATTACGCAAAAAAGGGTTTACTATTTTGTAGTTTATCTACTTAGTTCAAACCAAAAAAAAACACCAACCTAAGTTGATGCTTTTCCGAAGTCCCCCCGAACTTCTCTGCTACTATACGTACAGCGTAGGGGAATCGAACCCCTATTTTTAGGATGAAAACCTAATATCCTAACCGTTAGATGAACGCTGCTAATCTTCTTGTGAGCCTGCTATGTAACATACTATTCCTACTACTAAACAGATTGCTGTGGCTAATGTTGTACTAATCATCTTCTTTGACTTTAAAAAATAATACAGGTATTAATAATACTGTTTGTATAATAGCAAATAGAATCCACTCATCTTTAGACATACCTAGAATTTTCCGCTTACTGTTCCGTTTGGTTTTTTTATTATTCCACCAAATCCTTTACTTTCTTTTATAGACTCCATATAGTTGTCACAACAAATAGCATCATCAGACACTACCTTACCATTCACAACCTTCATAGTGTGTTTGGCTAATACCAATTCCTTGTCACATTCTTTACACTTAAACTTTGACATAACTATAGGGTTAAATTACAAATTCCTTTTCCTGATGTATGAGCATCTATATATAAAAGTATGGCTTTCTTAATGCCCCTTGTTACTTTTATTTTCATAGCCTTTTTTTTCTTACGAGGCAACTTGTAATAATCCTTCATATAAGGGAATGCCTCAACCAATAAATCCCTGTCTATGCTTATTCTTCGTCCCACGACCCCTCTGAATAAGCCCGTTCCTTAATGTTAAGTAAAGCAGCTACAAACTCCCCAAGCAAGTTAAGGTCTTTTACTTTCAGAATACCACCTATTTCTACTTCTGTTCCACCCTCGTTAGATAGAATATCAACACCGCATTCTTCTTCATTAATGTAATAATACAAGAATCCTGCTTTACCATCTTCGGGTTCTTGGTATTCTTCTTCAAACCCTAAATCCATTAACCCCTGAGGTGTAATAGGTTTAGTACCTATAAAGCCTAGTTTTTCTGCTGCCGATAATAATCGTTCTGCATTCGTTTCTGACGATAATAAATACTCTGTTTCGCTTTGACAGAATTTACACTTACTCTTTTTAATCTTTGCCATAATAAGGTTAGTTAATTGATTCTACTTAACATATATAGGTTTCCGTTTTTGTTAACGTCAACAAAATGGTTAACTCTTGGGGATAAATGTAAGCAATCTTGTTTACTTATCCAAATAAATATACTTAAAACTTTTTGTTTTTCAGTATTTTAGCTCAGTACGTTGATATTTGTGGCTCATATTAAACACATTTACCCTTGTTTTGTTACACGCAATTCACAATATAGTATGAATTTTAAGTCATTATCACCTAAAATAATCGTTTTTGTATGAGAAATCATACAATAATGTGATTTTGGTAGTATTTATATTTAGAAACGTATAGTGGTATGTCGGGATTTCCGACTAACCAGTACGTAATGTGCGCTTACTTTTTGTGTATTGCACCCATTTTTCTCACATAATTGGGACAGTTCGTGATACGCGAATTGCGAATTACTCTCTAATGTCAGTAATTAAGTCTGCTAAAGTTAAAGTAATACCAACAATAAGCATTGTTATTAAGAATCCTTTAATCATCTTTTATTCCCTCATTTAATCCCTCATTTATTCCCTCACCCTTTAATTCACCAAAGGCAGTAGTATTAAGTATTACAACTTCACCACAAGCCCTTTGATAAAATTCCTCTAGGTCCACACCTGATTTGCCACAGGAGCAAAAATCCATCTTCCACCTTTCCCCACTATCAGACTTTTGTACGCTGTCACAATACCCACATTTCCATTCAAGAATTGTTCTCATATCATTAGTATTTAGTTAGTATGGTTATAACCTGACAATCTACATATAAAAATAAGGTTATAGCCTTAAGTTTTTTGATGTAAAAACTGGACATTTAGCTGTGAGGGCAGGATTCGAACCTACAAAGGGCGATTAGGTGTGGATGCGTACCATCACTTTATTTCTTATCCCTAACCAATAGACAGTTGGTCGTGTTTTCCAATTTCACCACCTCACAAATATTAAGACTTATTTTTATCTTGATATTCTTTGTAAGATAAATAAACCGCAAAAATAACCATAGTTAATAAAATATACTTATACATAACACTTGTTTTAAAGATTGCTTATACTATGTTTCCAAATTTAGCTGAAACGTAGAGTAGTTCCCACACTACCCTACTTTGTTTCAACTATGCTGATTTCTAAACTCCAATTTAGAAAATTTGCCTACCGACTGAAATAAAACCGTTGTATTAGTTTAACGATAGGACTTGTATGCCCAACTCACGCTTGGTACTCTCGTATGAGGTGTAGCACTCACGTAGCTTACTCACGTATTATCTTACTAAGTTGAGACGAAATCGGTATCTAACGGTTAGTTAGTGTACTTAGTAAGTCGGCTAAACGATAATTTTAATGTAGCATCACGTGCTACGAGTAGCCTAGGGATATAACCGACTTGTTATAATTTAAGTGTTAGTTCGTAACACCCCTTGTAATATTATCTATTCTGTTTGTTACCTGCCATTGATTTACCAACTACAAGTTCCCAAATCGTTTCTGTTACAAACCCTTTACTCTTAGCTAAGGCTACAGCAGCTTGTTTGTTTAACCTTCTACCTCTACTGTACTCAGTCAAACTCTTACCTTTAACCTTTCTTTTATTGCCTTGCAAAGATACTACTTTATCTGTATTCATAACCTTTAGTCTATTAATTTTTCACATAAACTTTCAGCACTTAATAGTCTGTTTAGTTCATCTTCTGATATTCTTAATGTTTCTTCTGAATGAAGTGAACCAACCCTTAGTGCTTCGTTTGCTCTTTTAATGCGACCCAAATTTACCCAAAGGTTAAGTAGTTTAGTTCTTGTCTTTTCATCCGTTGTCGTTCTTGCTAATTCGTGTAAGTCGCAAATAACTGCTAGTAAGTTGTCCATAACTGAGAGATTGATTAATTGTTCTACAAATATATGCTAACAAATGTTAACTTCCTAATTTTATACTAAAAAACTTCACTTAAACACCCTTTTTTTTATTAACTCACTGAAAATCAGTACTTAGTAAATTAGGGGTCTAAATGAGGTCTAATTGAGGTCAACGATAGACCTATAGGACAAGGATAAAGGATAAAGTTATTTCTTTCTTTTTATGTTACTTTTTCTTTCTTTATAAATAAATAATTGTATATTTACAGAAATGATTGTTTAATTATGAAACGTTTACCTACAGAGATTAAAAAACAAAGGGGAACACTAAGGAATGATAGGATGAATAAAAATGAACCTAAACTACCTAGTGAAATTCCACCAATACCTACTTGGCTATCAGAAGAAGGGCAAAAGTCTTTTGTAGAACTAAGCACCTTACTACACGATATGTCTGTTCTCACTTTAGCAGACGAGATGTCCTTAACCATCCTTTGTGATTCTTATGCCGATTATAAGAACGCTAAAGAGGTTATAAACGAATTAGGTGCATCACAAGAGGTAACATCAAGAGAGGGTCACACAAAGTCTATACAACGACCCGAAGTCTTAATAGCCAATCAAGCCTTTGTTAGAGTTTTTGCTTTACTTAAAGAATTTGGATTAACACCTTCAAGTAGGGCAAAGGTAAACGCAATAGAACACGCATCACAAACACCTGATATTAAAATAGAAAATTTCTTTAATAACGATGAATAACCTACATCACATAGATGAAGATAGATATTACTTCGATGAAAAAGCAGCGAGTAGGGCTGTTGATTTCATAGAGATGTTTTGTCAGCACGTTAAAGGTGATTTAGCAGGTAAAAGGTTTATCCTTGAAGATTGGCAAAAGGATGATATTATAAGACCATTGTTCGGTTGGAAGTCAAAAACTACCAATTTAAGGAAATTCAGGCAATGTTTTGTTTTCATACCACGTAAGAATGGTAAGACAAATTTAATGGTAGGCATAGCCCTTTATATGCTATTCTCAGATGGTGAGAAAGGTGCTGAAATTGTATCAGCAGCAGCAGATAAAGAACAAGCACGTTTATCGTTTTCTATTGCTAAACAAATGGTTCTACAAGAGCCTGAGTTGATTAAACGCTCAAACACTTACAGGGATTCCATTACGTACGATAAGGTAGGTTCATACTACAAAGTAATTTCAGCAGACGCAGACACTAAACACGGTTTAAACCTATCTTGTTGTTTGTTAGATGAAATTCATTCACATAAAAATCGTGACCTATACGATGTGTTACTCACGAGTATGGGGGCTAGGAAAGAGCCTTTAATGCTTGGTATTACCACAGCAGGAGCAGGACACCAAAAAGACCATATTTGTAAAGAACTTTATGACTATGCTAAGAAGTTGATTAGTGGTGCTATTCAAGACGATTCATTCTTGGGTATTGTTTATGAGGCTGATAAAGACGATGACATCTTTGATGAACAGGTTTGGAGAAAAGCAAATCCGGGATTTGGGACTATTATCACCGAAGAATATATGAAACAACAAGCTGTAAAGGCTAAAAACGAACCATCTTATGAAAACACTTTTCGTAGACTACACCTAAATCAATGGGTTGCAAATGAAACTAAGTGGATTTCTGATGAAAAATGGATGGATTGCTATGATGATATAAAAGAATCTAACTTTGTAGGTAAACCTTGTTATGTGGGATTGGATTTAGCATCCACACGAGATATTACCTGTCTCAGCTTATTATTCCCAGATAATGACAATGGGTACGATGTTTTCTTACACTCCTTTATACCTTCTGATAACGCTCATAAAAGGTCTGAAAGGGATAAGGTTGATTACGTTAAATGGCAAAGAGAGGGATGGGTTACATTTACAGAGGGCGATGTTTGCGACTACAATTACATAAAACAAAAGATTAGAGACTTATCAGAATTATACGATATTAGAATGATAGCTTATGATAGGTGGAACGCATCACAGATTGTTATTGACTTAACAGAAGAAGGTTGTCCTATGATACCTGTAGGTCAGGGTTACAGAACAATGTCACCTGCGACTAAGGAATATGAAACTTTAGTTTTAGGGGGTAGTATTAGGCACGATGGTAATCCTACTTTAAGGTGGATGATGTCTAATGTGGTCCTAAAATTAGACCCTGCAGGGAATGTGAAACCCGACAAAAGTCGCAGTAATGACAAGATTGATGGTGTGGTATCTACGTTGATGGGCTTATCAGAGGCTATGCAAAATAAAAATGGTGGAAATTCAGGATATGATGACAAAGAAATATTCTTTATCTAAGAACGAAATAGTTGCACAGGAGCAACTAACAATAAGAGATATATGTGCATCTGTACTAGGTAACAACAGGGATTTACACCTGTTAGATGACTTGGTGCAAGATATAAACGTAATTCTACTTACTCAATTAGAGGAAACGATACAATCTTTATACGAAACGAATCAATTACGCTATTTCGTAGCTCGTGTGGTCACCAATCAAGTATTATCTACATCATCACCCTTTCACAAGACTTATCGCCTTAGAGACACCTTAAAATGCGTTACAGAGGGTGATTATGATAATTTAGCAGATAAGATTTGGGAAAAAGTCGTAAAATCAGACAACAGGATGTTAAGGGAGATAGTTGTTTTAAGGTATGAATATTCGTTTAAAATTAGAGAAATAGCCTTAATTCAAGGTATATCAACTAGGTATGTTCACAGGGTATTAGCGAATGCTTTGAAAGAATTAAGAAAAAACTACTGAAAAGTTGTTCACATTTTAGCACTTTTCACTATTTACACTTGTACAACTATTTAAGCAGCTTTGGGTATATTCGACGTTTTTAAAAGAAAAAAATCCACTACTAAAGAAGAATCACGTTCTATCTTTGGTTCTACTATACTTGGTGGTACAATATTTGGGTCAAACAATAATGGTGTATCAAAAGAACAAGCTTTGCGAGTAGCAGCGGTTTGGTCTTGTGTTCGGGTTTTGTCTGAAACTATAGCTTCCCTACCCATCTCGCTTTACGAGAAAGACAAAAACAATAATAAGATTAAATTAAATAATAACCCATTAAATAAATTAGTGGGGGAACAGCCATCAGGGATATATAATTCCTTTATGTTCTTTGAACGTGCTTTAATAGACCTAAGTTTTGATGGAAATTTCTGTGCTTACATAGAGAGAAACCGAGGTGGTCTACCAATAGGCATTCACCCTATACAATATAAAGATGTTAATGTTTTCGTTTCTCCTGATGGTAGGGAAGTTTATTACGAAGTATCTCAGTCTGAGGGTAGTGTTTACCCAATAACAGGTAAGGTACAAGCCATAAATATGATTCACGTTAAAGGGCTTTCCTTTGATGGTATCACAGGTAAATCACCAATAGAGGCAGCTGCCGAAACATTAGGTATATCTATATCTTTAGATAAGCACGCAGGTAATTGGTTTAAAAACGGTTCACAGTTAGGTGGTATTCTTAAACACCCTGCTACATTAAAGCCTGATACAGCTAAACGATTAAGAGAATCGTGGAATAGCAACTATTCAGGTGTAGCGAATACAGGAAAAACAGCGATATTAGAAGAAGGTATGGATTGGGTTGCGAGGACTGTTCCTAACAACCAAGCACAATTCATTGAGTCTAGGGAATATCAAATAAGCGACATTTGTCGCATTTTCAGAGTACCTAATCACCTAGTGAATGACCTATCTTCTGCAACTTATAGTAATATCGAAGCACAGCAAATCGACTTTGTGGTGCATACTATAACACCTTGGATTAAGAGAATTGAAAGTGAATTAAACCAAAAATTAATTCCTTCAAACAAAAGAGGTACAGAATACTTCAAATTCAACCTAAACGCTATTCTTAGAGGTGATTCAAAAAGTCGTGCTGATTATTATAGAACATTAGTAAACATCGGGGTGCTTTCTCCTGATGAGGTTCGTTCTTTAGAGGACTTAAATCCTATGGGTGATGAAAGTGCAAAGGTATATATGCAATCTAATATGATGCCTTTAGATAAATTAGGTGAAGATACTAAAAGGATAACACAATGAAAGAAAATAAGGAAATAAGGATATATAACGGTAACTACGAGGTTCGTTTAGATGAAGGTTCTGACGAAACTAAGGTACGTGGTTACGCAGCGTTATTCGATACAGATAGCAGGGATTTAGGATTCCGAGAAACAATATCTACAAGGGCTTTTGATGGTCGATTAGAGGACAATGTTATTTTAACATTCAATCACGACCCTAACCTAATTTTAGATAGAAATGTCGGTGGTACTTTAAACCTATCTGTAGATGAAAGAGGTTTGATTTATGAGGCTACTTTGCCAAACACAACAACTGGAAACGATGTTGCTGAGTTAATGCGTAGAGGCTTATTATATGAATCTTCTTTTGCTTTCACAGTAGAAGATGATGATTGGTCAAAAGATGGTGATATTACTAGACGAACTATTAATAAAATAGGTAGATTAGTAGATGTTTCCATAGTAGGTGTTGGTGCTTACGCTAACACAGATGTCGCACTTCGTTCTAAGCAAGAATTTGAGGAATCTACTTCCCCAAAGGCTAGTGAGGAAACGAAAGAAGAACCAACCGAGGTACGACAGGATAACGATGAGGAAACCCCTCAATCAGTTGGTTCGCAAATCAATTTATTAACTAACGAATTAAATCTAAAAAGAAGGATATGAAAAATTCCGTAGAATTAAGACAAGATAGAGCAGCGTTAATCGCAGATGCGAATGTGATGCTTGAATCTTGCAAAACTGAATCTCGTGACTTTAACGAAACTGAGCAAGTTTCTTATGACGAGAAAATGACAGCTATTGACAAATTAGCTAAAAACATTGAAACTGTTGAGCGACAAGAGAAGTTAAACGCTGAGATCGCAGCACAAGCACCTGTTTCTTTCGGTACACAAAAAGCATCAGATGCAAAAGAGATTAGAACTTACTCTTTCGTTGATGCAGCTAGAGCAGCATACTCAGGTCGTATGGAAGGATTGGTTAAAGAAATGGACCAAGAGGCTCGTAATGAGAACCCTCAACAAGCATTTAAAGGTATTGGTATTCCTTATTCTGTATTGAATGGTGAAACTGAACAACGTGCTGTAACAGCAGGAAACGTAAAGGCTACCGAAGTTGCAAGTTTCATTGACCAACTTCAAGCTAATTCTGTATTAGTAAAGGCAGGTTCTAACTTTTACTCAGGATTATCAGCAGACCGTAAATTCCCTATCGTACAAGGTATTACATCTACTTGGGCAGCAGAAGCAACTGCGGGTTCTGATGTAACAGCAGCAGGGTCTATTGCAGCAGCGACATTGTCTCCAAACAAAGTTATTTCTGTAGTTGAGATGTCTCCTGAATCTTTGGTTCAGAATGCAGGTTTAGAGGGTGCATTAAGACGAAATATTGCAAACTCTATGATGTCTAAAATGGAAGCAGCGTTATTAGCAGAAGCTAATGTAACGAATGCTCCTGAATCTATCTTCTATCAAGCAGCAGGTGCATCTACAGGTGCAGGAGCTACTATTGCTTTAATTGCAGAATTAGAAGCTGAATTGATTGCAGCAGGTGTTGGATTAGATGCTAAGACAGGTTACATCTTCAATCCCGCAGCTTGGAAAACTATCGCAGGTTTAGCAGGTGCTACCTTTACAGATGGTTACTTAGACTTGAAAGATAAGCGTATTAACAATACTCCTTATCAAATTACAAGTGCTTTAGGTGCTGATGGTACTACAACTAACGATAAAGTGCTTTGTGGTGACTTTAGTAAAGTACATTTAGGTATTTTCGGTGGTTTAGACATTCTTTTTGACCCTTATACCCTTGCAGGTAAAGGTGGTGCTAGAATGGTCGCTACAGGTCTTGTAGATGGTCTTTGTGCGCAGAATGCGTCTGTAATGCAATCTTTGATTGAGTAGTATTACACTATAAATAATTAAGTGGGGGTTCTTCGGAACTCCCCCTTTATTAAACTTAACTCTTACAATAAAAATCTATGTATCTTAACCCCAACACATACACACAAGGGGACTTGGTTGTTAAAACCGACCCTTCAACAAAGGTCGTTACAGTTGATGAAATTAAGTCACACCTTCGTATTGATACTGATGATGAAGATACTTTGTTAGGTCTATATATAGATGCTGCAACAGAAATGGCAGAGCATTATTGTTCAAGGCATTTTATTGAACACGAGTATAAGTTATATTTTAATTCCCCCGTATCTGCTGCATCATTAATATTTCCTGATTGTACCTTATTAACAACACCTATTCATTACATAGATAGTGATGGGGATGAAATAACATCGTCAGAGGCTTATATAGATGCTTATTCAAATCCATCTATATGTTACACAAAAACTGCTTTAGGCACACCAACATTAGAGAGTGAAAATGCAAACACATTTTGGATAGAGTTTAAAACAGGGTTTGGTGCTACACAAAGCGATGTGCCACAGGCTATACAACAAGCGATTAAGTTGATTGTGTCTGATATGTATTACTTTAGAGAGGACAGGAAACGAAGATTCCCAATGGCATCTGAAATATTACTACAACCTTATAAATGTTTCCATTAAGATATGGCTTTCATTGCAAAAATAAAGGCAGGGGAATTTAACACAAGAATTACCTTTAAGGAGAAAACTTACACTCAGGATGGATTCGGTGGTATTACAAGTGCCGATTCAACAGTAGTCACGGTTTGGGCTAACAAGAATGTTAAGTCGCTTAGAGATATTGAGGAAAAGTTTGAAGGAGAAGAATTACAGTCTTATGGTCGGTTTGTTTATACAGTTAGGTATAGCAGCGAAACTAAGGTAATAAAATCGGATTGGACTCTTGTTGATTCAGGGGATGAATACGAGATTATAGGGTATGTAATAGACCCACGAAAAGAGTTTATTGAGGTTTTTGTAAAACAAGATTTACCAACTGATTCACCTGTTTAGTTATGGCTGCAAAAAATACGAGAATTGTTGTTAGGGGAGTTGATGATATTAAGCAAGGTTTAAAAAGACTTGGTTATTCAGCTAAACAATCTCGTACACAAATAAATAAGGCTCTTAGACCTGCAGCAACTAAACTTGTAAAGGGTATGCAACAAGCATATCGAAAAGAGTTTAATACTCATAATAAAAAGCGTGATGGTAGAAGAACACCAACTTGGGAAACCATAGGCATTAAAACAGCAAAAAGGTCAAGAGAGGCAGGTTTGTTTGTTGGACCTCTTAAAAAGAGAACAACCCCAATCAGAGTCAAGGGTAAGGATAGTTACAATTTAGCTGCTATGCAAATAAAGGGTAACGCAATTCAAGCCCCTAGAAAAAATATATTTGAGGCAACAGCAAAGAAAATGGAATCAACAATTTATTTAAGTGCTGAAAGGGATTTAGATAAGATGTTAAACAAACTTATTAAAAAAGCAGGATTTTAGATATGTTTGCAGTTATAGGTAAAAAAATATTTGACAAATTATGCGGAAGTTATGACTTTAACGTAGCTAATGATTCTACTTTTGGTTCTGAGTTAGTTTATAACGGAACATTTGAATCAGGTATAGGTAATTGGTGGGCATCGCCACAACCCCCAAGAGGTTACTTGTGGGACGAGTCAAACGAGAGAATGTTTGTTTCTACACAGGGAACTTATGCAGGAGCAGCATACTGCGTAATTGATTTAGTAGCAGGTTCAACATACGCTGTTGAATACACTTATGAGTCAGCAGACGAAACAAGTGTAGATATAGGCTCTGAATACAATACAAACAACATATATGAAGGTGTGAAGAACGTAGCAGGTACGGGTACAGCAAACTTTTGCTTTACACCTGATGCATCGGGTTCTATGTTTTTAACTTTTAATAATTGGGCAACAACTTACGGAAGTGGGGGTTATCTTGAAAGCATAACTGTAAAAAGAATATCAGGACTTAAAGTTTCCCCTGTAATTATACCACAAGGAACAGCTTATCCTGCAACGACATTTGAAATAGCAAATGTAGATAATTTTATAACAAAGAGTAGTTCACTAGCATCGTGTGATGTGTCTTTACGCATCGCTTGTTTCGCAGATGACTACAATACAACATACAACCAATCTAAGGCAATCGTAGAGGCTTTAGATTATTATTCGGTAACATATACCGAGGGTGGTGTTTCTTATACAGCAAAGTTTAGGTTTGTAAGCCTAGATGATGATTACTATAAGTTACCCGAAAAGTTCTACAAAAACTTAATTTTTAACTGTTTAATAACTAAAAACTAAAAATAATGGCAATTTTAAATGCAACAGAGGTAACTCTAAGCGTAGATGGTGGTGCAATATCACATTGTACTTCTGCATCTTTGAACGTAAATATTGAACTTAGAGATGCAACCACTAAAGATTCAGGTGGATGGTCAGATTCTCTTGGGGGATTAAAGTCTTGGGAAATGAGTGGTGATGCTTTCGTAGATTTAGCAGCAGCAGGTAAGGGTGTTTCAGATATGTTTGATGTACTTATCGCAGGAGCAGCGGTAACTTGTATATTTAACGTAGATTCTGAAACCTATACAGGTACAGCTTTCGTAACAAGCGTATCTATAGATGGTGGTGTAGAAGAAAACGCTACATACTCCGTTTCTTTGACAGGTTCAGACAGTTTGGTAAGAGCATAGTAATCTAACTTAAATTTAAAAGGTAATGAATAAGGTAGAAATTGGTGGTAAAGAAAGACCTGTAAGGTTTTCGTATTTATGTATTAAAGAGGTTTGTAAAAAGAGTGGTTTAAAACTAAGCGAATTACATAAACTAGGTACAGAAATAGACCACGTAGGGATTATTGCGTTCTTTGGGCTAAAGTACGGTGCAAAAAAAATCGGTGAACCATTCGACTATAAAATTAAAGATATAGAAGAGTGGTTAGACAATGAAGATTTCTCTAAGATTAATGAGATTTTTGAGGCTTTCCAACTAGACCAACCTTCTAGCGAGGGAAAGTAGTAGAGGGAGAGGAGCAAGAAAAAGTAGAGGAATTTAATTGGGACAAACTTGAAGAAATTGGATTAGGAATGTTGGGGCTATCGTTTGATAATTTATACGATATGACCCCACGCTCCTTCCAAAACAAGTTAATTGGATTTAGAGAGTATAGTGAACGACAAACGCAAAACACTTGGGAACAAACTAGGTTGATTATACACTCTTGCCTATCACCACACTCTAAAAAGGCTTTAAAACTCAAAGAGTTGTTACCTTTCCCTTGGGATAAAAAGACTGAAAAATTAATAGCCTCAAAAGAAGAAATTGCCGAGGTTGTTAAAAGACACCAAGAGATACTAAAAAAATTAAATAAATAATGGGTGGATTAAAGACTATTTCGATAATTGTTGCTGCCAATATCAAAGGCTTAGAGTCAGGTCTTGGTAAAGCAAATAAATCACTATCTAAATTCGCATCATCATCAGCTAGGTTAGGTTCGATGATGTCATTTGGTGTCACAGCCCCACTAGCTGCAATGGGTAAAGCAGCTTTTGATACGTTCTCTCAGTTTGAGGATGGTATGACTAGGGTTAGAACCGTTACAGGGGCATCTGTGGGCGAGATTAAGATGCTTACAGAGGAAGCTAAACGGTTAGGTGCAACAACTCAATTTACAGCATCACAGGTAGCTAATTTACAATTAGTTTTAGGTCGAAAAGGTTTTGACCCTACAGCTATTAAAAATATGGAGCAATCCATATTAGACTTAGCTCTTGCTACAGGTGAAGATTTAAACCTTGCAGCAGAAACCGTATCAACTTCAATTAACGCTTTTCAATTAGAATCTGGCGATGCAGCAAGAGTAGCGAATACACTTGCATCAGCAGCAGCAAATTCATCAATACAACTTAGCACCTTCTCAACTGCATTCGGTCACGCAGGGGCTTCTGCAAACGCTGTAGGAGTAGATTTAGAGGAACTATCAGCAATGATGGGTGTCTTGATGGATAACGGTATTAAGGCTTCTAAAGCAGGTACAGGACTTCGTAAGATATTTATGAAGTTAGCTAAAGATGGTACTGACTTCACAAGAGTATTAGATTTAGCCACTCAGGGAGAAATAGGTCTGCAAAGGGCTATGAAGTTAGCAGGTGTAACATCGGCTAACCAATTACTTATATTGGCTAAAAACAAAAAGAAAGTAGCCGAGTTAACAGAGGAATACAAGACAAATACAGGTCGTTTGGGAGAAATGACCGACTTGATGGGTAAAACTAGCAAGGCGAAGATTAAAAAGATGGAGTCTGCCATCGAAGGGTTAAAAATAGAGTTTGGTGCTTTAATTGCTGACGCTATAGAACCATTAATTACTTGGGTTACTGATTTAGCACGAGAGTTTTCAGCTTTAGATGATTCCACTAAAGATATGATAATTTCGGTTGGTTTTATTGCAGGTGTAATCGGTCCTGCTCTACTTGCTTTAGGTGCTTTATTATCATTATGTAATCCAATATCACTAGGGCTTGTAGCTGTAACAGGGGGGCTAGTAGCATTAACAGGGGCATCAAAAAATGCTTTATCACCGTTACAGAAGGAAAACGAAGCCTTAAATGTATTAGTTACAAGAACATTAGCAGCTAACAAAGGTAGTGAGAAAAGAAAAGAGTTATTAGAGGACTTAGCCACTCAATACCCTGACTTTTTATCTAATTTAGATACAGAAAAAACAACTAATGAAGATTTAAAAACAGCATTAGATGGGGCTAATAAGGCTTATTTTAAAAAGCTACAATTACAAATTCGGGAGGAAGAAGTTACAGAGGCATTAAAAAATCAAAAAGCAGCTAAAGATAAATTAGATAAGTTAGAGATAACTGCTACTAAAAAATTATTAGGATTAAAAGATGATTATAATGCTAAATTAAACGATGAATATACCGCTACAGAGAATTTAATAACAGTAAACGATGCACTAGAAACTAGCTTAAAGCTAGTAGCAGGTGGGGGTATGTTTAGTGGTTCAGCAGGGTCGATTGAAGTAACTAAGCTGACTAACGCTATGGGTGAGCAAGTAGAAGTTTCTAGTGACTTAGACCAAGAGTTAAACACTCTAATTGGTTTACTTACGGATGCTGAAAACGAGTTTAACCTAACGTCGAATGAGGTAGATTTATTAAAAAAGAATTTAGAAGAATTAACAGGGATTGCTGAGGAAGTGGTTATAATTGACCCATCCTCTACTCAATTACCCGAAATTACGCTTACACCTAGTGCTTGGGATAACTTTAGCGAGGGCTTACAAAAATGGAGTGGGAAATTGGCAACATTTGCTGAAACTTGGGGACAAACATTCTCAATGATGGGAGATATTTCATCTCAGTTTATGGCTAACAGACAGATAGAGAATGAAAATTGGTACAAGAGAGAAAAGAAATTAATTGATGATTCCCTAAAATCTGAGGAAGAAAAGGCAGAAGATATACTAGCCCTTGATAAAGATATGGCAATTAAAACAGCAGCTTTAAAAAAGAAACAAGCTAAAGCTGACAAGAGGGCTGCTATATTTAACGCTACGGTTAATACAGCAGTAGCAGTAACCAAGGTAATAGCAAATCCAATCTTAGCAGCTATTGTAGCAGGTTTAGGGGCTGTTCAGGTAGCATCCATAGCAGCACAACCAATACCTGCCTTTGCAGATGGTGGTGAGCCACCTGTAGGTCGTGTGTCATTGGTTGGTGAACGAGGACCTGAATTGTTTGTACCTAAGTCAAGAGGCACAATTATACCTAACGAGGCATTGAGTGGATTCGGTGGGGGTCAAAACGTAAGCGTACAAGTTTATGGTACATTGGACGCAGAGGGTATTCAAATCGCTACGGTACAAGGTAACGAGATAGCAAAACAAAAGGGTAATACTGTATTATAACAGGCTAAAAATAAAGGAAAATGGGTTTAAGATTTCGTTCAGAGTTTAGTACATTACAAGACACCTACTATAAAGTAGAAATACACGATACCGAAACAGAAACTTATGGTAGCGATTTGTTCGCCAACCCTAATTTTAATGGTGTGGCTGATGGTACTGAGGCTATTAGTCCCCTTGCTGTAGGTGATTTACACGAGGGTGGTGTAATCTTTCATATTGATGATGTAAATAATAAGGTTTACATTTGTGCTTTGAGAGATACACTAATCTTAGTTCCATCCACGACATCGTTTGAGTGGGGTTGTAGTGGTACAGATGTAAGTGCCGATGGTACAGCAATAGGTACAGGTCAAGCTAATACAACAGCTATTTTAGCAGGGTGCGCCTCAACACCTACAGCAGCAACATCAACACAATGGACTGATAACGGTTATTCAGATTGGTTTTTACCATCTAAAGATGAATTAGATGAAGTTTACTCTAATTTAACAGCTTTAGAGGCAGCAGTAGGCTTTGATGATATGTCGCACGTTCCTTATTGGACTTCTTCTCAAAACCCATCTGAGCCTGATACATCAGCTACCAATATAGACTTTCTTGATGGTACAGTATCAGATGATGGGAAAAGTGGTACACTTAAAGTAAGAGCAATTAGAGTAACAGAAAAGCCATTTGGACCGTTTATAACCTATGGAACACCTACTAATGCTACAATAGAAGTAGTTACCCAAGACGAATTGAAGAATCAATATTCTTACTTATCTCTAACAACAAACTCATCCGATGAAGGTGTTAGGTTTGACTTCAACGCAACAGACACTAAAACTTATGAATTAGAACTTAGTGTGAGTAATGATGCAGGAAGTATATATGTTCAAGGGGTTACAAGCACTACTGTTTATGCTAATCAGAGCAATTTAGAGGGTGAAAACAGAATATCTATAGAAGCCACATCAACAGAGGTAATAAGTGTGTATTTTAGAGCAAACAATAATGCTGTAAGTGGTGGTACAACCACCTATAAAGATATTAGAGTTAGAGAGGTTTTAACTCCTGTTGTTGATTTTACACTAAGGGGAAACGATGGGTTCAAACTATCTTATACAGGGGGTGAAACGACTTACGATTTAATCAAGCCATCCACCGTAAACTTCACTATGAACGTGGATAATGAATCAATAGCAAGTTTAGCTTCTGATATTACTAGTAGTGAGCCTGAAAGATTTGGTGTTAGGATTTACAGGGCTGATAGGTATAGTGCTTATATGCCCGATAAAACTGCACAATATGAATTGATGTGGTTTGGTTATATTAATAAAAGAGTTATGTCTATACAAGACTTACCCTTTCCTTATGACTTAAATATAGCTGCTGTAGATGGTTTGTTAGATTTAAAGAAAAAAGACTACAAGGATGATGATGGTAATAACTTCTTTGGCAAAAAGTCAATATTAGGTATTTTAAGTCAGATAGTTACAAAACTAGATGTACAAGGTGTTTTTGATTCTGAATACGACCAAGCCATACTTACAAGAGTAAATTGGTTTGAAAATAGTATGACAAGTGAATTTATAGACCCTTGTAATGAGGCTTGGCTTTTTGTTGACCAATTTACCACCCTAAATAACGATAACAAGGTACAGTTTTCATCATACTACGATGTATTGAATGCTATTTGTAGGTTATTCCAATGTAGGTTCTTACTGTCTGATGGAAGATTGTGTTTTGTACAATTCAACACCCTTGAAGAAGGAAGCGTCAAAACTTTCCTTTACACCACATTAGGTAGTTCGTCAGGTTCTTTTCCTGCACCAACGGGTTCAGGTGGTGGATTTACAATTACTGAGAACTATGTTTTCGGTGAAACTTCATTGTTTTCTATACATAATGATTCTATTGCTGCTAAGATGGGGTTCTTTAGTAGAACTAAAACTTTTGGAAAAAAAATAACTAACGTAAAGATACCTTTTAACGCTGCAACAGATTTTGGAAACGTATTACCTTCAAGTAATGTTTTCCCTGATTGGGGGTCTGTAGGTGGCGGTTTTGGCGGTCCGGGGGTTGTACATATAGGGCAAGACTTATTAGGTGGATGGGAAGATGGTGATAATATTAGCTTTGAATTTACAATTAAATTTAACCTCTTATCATTAGCACAATACGGTATTACAAAAGACACACCCGATCCGTATAATGATATGAATGCAAAGTTATACTTACCTATATGGTTAAAAGCAGAAGCTGTTGATGGTGAAACTGATAAATTTTGGCAGCCACAAGACGATTCGGGTAATGCTATTGCTTTAAGCCCATCAAACCCAACATCAATAGAAGGTGATTGGGTAGAGGTTGGGGCAGAGGAAGTTGATTCTGCAGTTATAATTAAATCAGATTCTATATTTATAAGTAATGCAGCAGGTGCAGGGGCAAATGTTCAGGACACTATAGAGGTTACTTTTACAACAACACTAGCAAACGACCACGACTTTGAAGGGTTGTACTTGTATTGTGATGGGATAAGCCCTTGGAAACCTTGCGTTAGTGGTTCGTGTAGTGGTATAAGTGGTGGAGTAAACGCTTTTTGGGGATTAGAAACACAGATTGGGGCAGGAGCAGGAGATGTCTATCAAACAGAGAATTGGGAAGGTTATCACACTTCCATTACTTGTAATGAGATAAGTTTAAAAGTATTTTCAAACGGTGAACCCTACCTTAATACTACAACCCAAAGTTATGTTGGTGCGTTTATTGATGGCAATCAAAATAACCCACAAGCATTAGAAATAAATGATATTATGTGGGGTGACAGTACAAGTGGTGACCCTGTTATGCCAATCAAGTCTATTAACATAGGTACAGCAGTAGATAGCACTACTCAATCAAACAGTTGGCAAAAGGATTTTACAGGCACAAGTGGTACAGTACATAAGTTCATTACAGATGATATATTAAATAATAATTATTTATCAGCAGAAGTTCTACAGGCTAAAATATTATTCCCAACAAATTATCTAACTACAACGTATAGAGTAAGACCTGAAATGGGATTTAAACGGTATTTTACAGATACCGATGATGTTGGTGTATATGAAGATTACGCTTTTCTATCTTTAACCTTTAACCCAAATAAAGGTGAATGGTCTTTTAAAGGAAGAAAGATAGCCCTTACACCCCCGACTGTAGTTTCAAGCGTAGCAACAGACCAATCAGGCACTATAACATCGTCAGTATCACCAGCAATAACAGGTGCTATAACTCAGAATACTAACAACCAATTAGTAGTAACCACAGTAGCAATTTCACCATCAGCAGGTGCTATAGTATCTATATCTTGTACAGCGTTACCTTATGATTTAGTTAGTGGTACGGTGATTCAAATGCAATCATCTGATTTGTCAGCTAGTTGGTTTACAGTAACTCTAGATGGTGACCACGATGAGGGAGATGAATCGCTAACTATTACATCTTTCACACCTACACACCCCTTTAATATTGATACACCTTTAATGGTAACATCAGGCTCTTTAATTGGTGCAAGTGCAGGTGGAGCAAATACACAAGTTCAGTATAATGATAATGGTGTTTTTGCAGGTGATAGTGATTTCACTTATAACGATGGTACGGGGAAAGTAACAGCAACAGCTTTTATAGGTGCTTTAGAGGGTACTATAGACTCGTCTGTAACTGCGACCACACAATCAGCATTAGATGATAGCACTAAAGTAGCAACTACAAAGTATGTAGATGATGCTGTAACTGCAGGTGGTGGTGGTGGTACACCTGATGGTGCAGATACAGAAGTTCAATTTAATGATGATGGTTCTTTTGGTGCGTCAGAACATCTAACATACACTACAGGTAACCAAACGCTACACTCAACTACGTTTAGTGGTGATTATGTTACAACCTCAGATTGGATTACAGCAGGTAGTTATTTTAGGGGGTCTAACATCGGTACTATTACAGCCGATGCAATATACTTAACCCCTTTTGATTTTCAATCTAATAGCGATGCCTACGCAAAACCATACATATATATAGCAGGGGCTACCGCAAAGAGTTTTTCTACATCAGATTATCTTACAGCAGGGTTTGTAGTACCTCTTGGTTATATAGCCACCCATATAGAGGTGCAATCATCCACTACGTTAGGTACTACTAGGACTTATAGTATAACTCAATTTGATTGGGACACAACTAGTTATTTACCTCACGGAACTTATGATGTAAATTCGGAAGAGGAAATAACGAACAACGTAGGAACACCAACCCCTTTAGAGGCGGTGGCAGGTAGATATTGGTCGGTTTCTTTTAACCCCCAATATTCATCTGATTTACTTATGGGTGCAAAAATAACTTTAGAAGAAGAATAGTATAATATAATGATGGATAAGAACGCAACAGAAGTAGCTATAGCACAAGTAGCTGCAATCTCAATAAGTATGTCAGCTGTCGAAGGATGGCTACAAATGGCATCACTAATACTAGCCGTATCATTTGGTATTTACAAATGGTACAGAGAGATAAAGAACATAAAAAATAGTAAAGGGGTGAAAAAGTAGGTTTTAGCTACCTTTTCCCCTATTTTTTCATTACCTTTACTACATTATTAACAACTAAAATTTATATTATGGGTCAAGTTATAGACTTTTTAATGGCTAACGGTGCTGAATTGCTTATTGCGATTTTAGCTGTAGTCAAGATTATCGTAAAGCTAACACCTTCTATTAAAGACAATAAGGTATTTGGTTATATAGATGATTTAATTGGTTTCTTCATTAAGGACAATGGCAAAAAAGAAACAAAATAAAATGTCGGGTGTATTCACTAAGATAGCCTTAAAAGGCATATTAGCGTTAGTTCCTGAGATGTTTAAAGACAACAAGGGTAAGTGGTCATCAAAGCGAACTGTATCGGGTGTATTAGCTGTGGCAGCAGTAGCCCAAATAGAGGCAGATGGTTTGTCTTGGCAAATTCTCTGTTTAGCTTTAATAGCTGTTTTACCTTTGTGCTTTTTGGGTGACGAGAAATGCAATAAGTGTGACAAATCGAAACTCACAAAAATCTTTAACAAGAAGAACTGAATGTATAGGGCATTTTTAAACAGGGTTCAAGGTGACGACCATCAGACTTTAGGGTATTTCTCTTTATACGAAGGGGTTAACCTAATCTTTGATTGCGTAACGTTAGAATTAGCTTGGAAAGATAATGAAACTAATGTTTCCTGTATTCCAAAGGGTACTTACAAGGTTACCCCACGATACTCGGATAAATATACACAACACTTTATATTAGAGGATGTTCCCAATAGAAAATTCATACTTATTCACTCAGGAAACTTTAATTCCGACACCGAAGGGTGTATTTTGCTTGGTACTAGCTTTAGAAAAATCAACCAAGACTCTTTGTTGGATATTACAGCATCACGAAGGGCTACATCTGAACTCTTATTTGCCACCGATGGAGAAGGATTTGAATTAACAATATCATAGGTGTATGCCTAGTTTACCAAAAGGTAGAGGTAGGGTTAAGCCTGTTGATAAGAACAAATCTTGGGGTGGTGACACCTCGGTGTATAGAAAAAAGAAGTGGAGACAACTAAGGGCTTTTTGGATAAACGGAAGCCCATTATGCGTAGAGTGCGAAAAAGAAGGTAGAACTGTTGCAGCAGATGTAGTAGACCACATTAAACCTATTAAACAAGGTGGTGGTATGTACGATATGAATAACCTACAATCACTTTGCCACTCGTGTCACAACAGGAAAACTTACGAAGAAAATAAAGGTATATATGGTAAAGAAGAAGAAGATTAATAGATTTAGAAGTGGTTATGAAAGAGAGGTTTGTGGTGAATTGGATAACCTTGGGGTTGACTTTGAATACGAGACTAAGAATTTATACTACGAGGTTTCAGAACAACGTAAATATACTCCCGATGTTATATTACCAAACGGAATCATTTTGGAGTTAAAGGGTCGGTTTTCAGCAGCCGATAGGAAGAAAATGCTGCTAGTTATACATCAACACCCTACACTAGATATTCGTATGGTGTTTCAAAGACATACAAATAAGTTATTTAAAGGAAGTAAAACGACCTATTCTGAATGGTGTGACAAGCACAATATCAAATGGGCATCTAAAACAATCCCTATAGAATGGATAAAAGAAAAGACAAAACACCCGAAGAAATAGCCGAAGATGTGTTTGGTAGTTGGATTCAAGACTTAACAGAACAAGAGCAACCTGAAACCTGTGGCATTGAAGATGAAGATTGTGAGGCTTGTGGAAGTTAGAGTATCAAAGGGATAATTAATTTTATCCTTTTTTTTTGTCCTAGGATTAGGTTATTAACAAATGTTTACTTATATTTGAGTATAATTAACCAAAACACTCATAATTATGCAAGAAACATTATTAAGCACAATCATCGAATCAACAAAGGGTAAATTCTTTGGAGTTACTTTCAGAAAGGCAAACGGTTCAATTCGATTTATGAATTGTCGTATTGGAGTTCAAAAGCATACAAACGGAAAAGGGTTAAAGTATAACCCTAAGAAAAAGGGTAACATCATTGTTTGGGACACCCAACAAAAGGGCTACAGAACTATTAAACTTTCAAGTATCAAGTCAATTAGATTTGAAGGAAAAGAGTTGTGGATTTCTAACAACTAATCACATTAAATTTTAGGGGGTTAAAATGAAAAGGGGGACTAATTGTCCCCTTCTTTCGTTATGTTCCATTCGTATGTGAATGGCTTACTTTCTTCTTCGTTAATTAACTTCTCTAAATACACACACAAATCCATTGCTTCTTCCTGTGCGTGTTTTAGCCACTCTAAGCGACTTAAATCGTTTCGCTCCATCGTAGTACCATATTTAGCCTTACCTACCTCAGAACGCTTTAAAATCTTAAAACAAACTTCTTCTTCTATCTTACTCATAATTTTAGTTCTTTGATTCTCCTGTTTATTCTAATATACATATGCATACCATCTACACCTGTTGGTAGTCCAATTTGAAGGTTTTTTAATTCCTCTATTATTTTTTGGTTAACATATTGACTCATACATTCTTCTAATGCTTTTTCCTTAGTCATAATGTTTTAGTTAGTTAATAAAAACAAATGTAAATAAAAAAAAGGAAGAATCAAAATGATTCCCCCTTTCCCAATTAACCAAATGAAAAACAAAAGCTATGATTACTCTCAAAAATCACAACGATGTTCAAATATAAACAAGTTTCCCCTTATCATAATTAACAAAGGTAATGTACTTGTAAACAAATCTCCTTTTATTAAAATCAGTAGTTTCAGGTAGTGTTTTCCAAAACCACTTATCTATCTTTATTTTATTCAAATTGTGTACCAATACAGTACCATCAATAAAGAAGTTTATATACAAAGCCTGTGACCCTTTCTCGTTTTTACTTCTTCTCAGTATTCTTTCATACTTGTGCATTTCAAGTATTAAACCTTCGGGGTATTTTTCTTGTGCAAAGTCAAAGCAAAAATTCCTACTTTTCATTTCACAATAAAACTTTACACCATCCTTGCGTTCAGCTACGAAATCCCAATTAGAGTGCATACCATCAGCAGGAATACATTTAATGCTATATGCCGATGCGAATTTTTCCATTAATTCAAGTTCCCTTGCATTCATTTTTACTTATTTTTAGTTAGTATTCGCTTATACTCATCTACGATAGCTATTAGTTTAGTTACATTAACATCTTTAGCATCGATCATATCTGCTAACTGGTCTAGTAATGGAGTAACCTCTCCCATCTTACTTTCGATATTTCTAATTCTAGTAGCTAATTCTAATTCATTTGAAATGCGTTCTAGTTCGTTCATTTTTACTTAATTTTAGTTAGTATATCCAATTCACTTTTCAACTCTATAACAGCATTTGCCATTTCTAATTCCCTTGCATCAGCTAATAGTTTCTCACGTTTATATGCCATCATTTGAGTATATATATACGTGAATGCCATCATTGATTCTGTAAGAACATTCAACCTTTCTTTAAGCTGTTCTGCTTGTGGATGGTCAGCGTATGTAGCATATTGTTCAGTCATTTTAGCAATCTCCTTCTGATGTGCTAAAAACTTATCCATACTATTAATTTCATCCATATTAGGGTCTGCATCCCTAAGTAGGTGAATCGCTTTCATTGTAATTTCATCTGCCATATCTAAAAAATATTATGTGGTTTAACTTTATTATCTACTTGCTCTATGGGGTCTATTAGACTACCGTTTTGATTCAGGTATTGAAACCTTCGCTTAGAATAGTTATAAAATAATCCTATTGGCTCTAATTCAGGTGTAGGTAATCCTACTAGCTTTTGAAACTTAACCTTCTGAATGTGTACCTCTGTTAGATTCCAATTTTCGCTTTGTGGATTCCTGTGAAACACAATGAAGTTATCCGCCCTGTTACCGAACATACCACCGTATTCAACATCACTCATATTGGGTGCAGGTCGGCTACCATCTTCATTTCGTTTTCGTGTAGCTGCAGTTGCAGGGTGAACGACTAGGTAGAACTTAACCTTGTGCTTTTTAATGAACCTTCTTATGTTACTTAGGCTCTCATAATAGTAATCGTATTTAGACTGCTTAGAATTGCCTGATTTAAGGTCATTCAAAGGGTCTATTGAGCAACCATCTATCTGAGCAACTTGCATATAGTCATCAAAAGCTGATAAAACTTCTTCAACAGTTGGTGTTTCATCAAACGTAAGCACAGTAAAATGCTCGTAAGCCCATTTAATAGCAGCCAAGTATCTATCACCATCTACTCGGTTAGAGAAATCTTTGTCTGCTGTCTTACCACAATACATTTCAGCAATATCAATCATTAAATCACCTACAGGTTCGTTCTCAGGGCAATACATTAGCCATTTCCAACCGTATAATTTGGCTGACATTACCATAAAGAACAACTGTGCTGTAGTCTTACCGATATTAGCAAAACCTGTGATAACATCTAATTCACCCTTTCTAAAAGTGTAGTGCTTATCTAATACTTCGATTCCTGTAGTTTGACCCTTAGTGTACCCATCACGATAAATACCTTTGCAGTAGTCAACTACCTCTTGCTGTGATGTAATTCTATAGCCACTCATAACTACTTACCCATTTGTTTAAGTTGGCTACCTAAGTAGTTAGAATCAGGGATATGTTGGGTGTTACGAGAAATCCAATTAGATGCTGACATCTTCCAGTTTTTCATTGGGGACTTGCCAACTTTCCAACCCTTAGAACCGTAAAAGTTGTAGAATTTCTCAGCCTCTTTTTTGTTGCTACCTTTTGACACAAAATACTCTTGTGCTTCTTCTAATGATTCAGGTGTAGGTTTTTGAGTTGGTTTAGATGTTTCTCCTAACTCTAATTGAACGGTGTTATTGAATGTAATATCGTTCTGTTGAAGTAAATTTAAGATAGAGTTGTGAACCCTGTTGTTAGGGTTTAAGGTTTCACCGTATTGAAATTTAATGAACCCTGTTAGATACCATCTACCATTTGGTAACACGATAATTCTATCTTTATCTGAATTTAAGTCTTTGATGAAGTTATCAGAATTAATCTTTTCACCGATTAATAATTCAAACATTCTTTTATTTGGCTTGAATATACCTGCGTGGTTGCAGTTATCACATATATAAATCCAAAACAATTTGTGGTTAGTAGGTAGGTCTAAAAACCAATCTTCGTTCCACTTTTCTGTGTCTGTAAATCTTTTAGCCATCATTTGAGTTAATTTAATTTGTAATTGAGAGAGAGAGTAAATGAAGGGGGACTAAGCCCCCATCAATTTAGAATGGCATACCATCATCGGCAGCAGCTTTTTGTTCACCTGACACTACTTCGTGGTAGGTTTCTGCTTGTTCAGCATATTCACTAGAACTTGTCTGAACATATACTTTCCAAGCCTGTAGGTCTGTATAAAATCTTTCATTGTATTCTCTTGATTCTGCGTTAAAGCTAACTTCAACTTCTTGACCAACCTTGTTATACTTCTGAAAGTTGTTTACTTTTTCTTCACCGAAAACGGTAAAATAAACGGTCTTGTTGTACTCACCTAAAGTTTCTATAGCAAACCCCATCTTTTTCCAAGACTTACCTGCTTTTGATTCTCCTGTTTGTACTTCACTAATTTTAGTGATAACTCCTTGTAATACTAAACTGTTACTCATTTTTTTGAATTTAATTGTTCATAATCGTTTGCAACTTCTAGGACAAATGTAGCAAAAATTTCCGAATTAAACATTTCTTCTAATAAAATTTCTTTAAGAAGTTCGCCATTGGTGTTTGCAAATGCCCTTGTTATGTACCTATCATCACCCTGAAACTCAGCGGAAACCAAGAAATACTCTTGGCATTGCTCCATAATTTCTTCGTGTGCTACATCTACTCTATTTATTTCCATAATACGCAATTATTAGGTTAGCTTTTGATTTATTTGTAGTTTCTAACTTTAAGATTTCTGATACATCTTTTCGTTCTTTTACTTCTGTCAAGTGAGCAACCTCACCCTTCATTATTCGCCTCAACGCTCTAAAATTTTCTTCGTACTCACAGTATTGCTCAAACGCTTTACGTGAATGTATAACAGATGTATGGTCACCGTTAGTTAATGTGCCAATTTCACACAGATTTAAATCATTCCCCATACATAAGTAATATCTTACAGAGTGCCTAGCGTTCATTATATGCCTTGACCTAGATGTTGTTAATATCAACTCTTTAGGCACGTTCCAATATTCTGCGCACAAAGTTAATCCCTTACTTAATCTATCTTTCCCATATTGGGTTACAAATTTGCTTTTCATAATTCTTCGTTTATTATGTGGTTATTCGCTTTCTCAAAAGTATCACAATACCTTTGTCTTTTCTCTAATAATTCAATGTACTCTTGCCTACCTTGCTCTAAGAATAGTTCGCCACATCTAAAGATTCCTACCTGATATGGCGAGTTTGTTTCTATTACAATAAATACAAACTCTTTTGCCCCAAACCCATCCATATAGAATGCAGCTTGACGATGATAAGCGTACCTGTAAGCACTTTTCTTGAAGTCGGCAACATCTTTACCCGTAGTCTTAATATCTACTAGCATATCACCCCCCGATACCACCATATCAGCTTTACCTTTACACTTTGACATAGTGTTGAAGTCTATCCAAGTCTTAGCGACTTCCTTTTCTGAGTTATCTAAGATGTTTTTAATCTCAGGATATGATTCCAACTTACGTTTCAAAGATAAAGCTAATTCGTAATCCTTCAAAGCCATAAGGTATTTTTTCCCTTCCTTACAATCTTTCTCTAAGGCTATCTTCCACTCCTTATTTACTTTAGCTGTCATACCCTTATCTTTATCAGGTCTTTTATCAGGGTCAAACACAAAGAATAATTCAGAAAACTTTTCAGGTTCTAATATCAATGTATGTACCAATGCCCCAAACCTTAAAGCAGGTGTATCTAACTTACCACCATTACGCATCTTCCAATAGTAAGCAGGTGACTTCTTTACATATCCTAACTGAGAGTTAGTAGTGTATTCCCAATCACCGTAGTATTCTTCATCTGATTTAAACTGCTCCATAACTTATAGTTTTTTTTCTTCTAGCCTTTTTACAACTAAAGCTAAGAATGATAATGTTGCAGGTACATACTTGTATATGAACTGTATTGCTAATAACACCGTAAAATACCAAGGTGCTTGTGCTTTACTTAAAATCCAAAACAAAATAATTTCTATCATTTTTTCTTTTTCTTAAAGATTAAACCTTCTAAAGACCCTTGTTGCTCTTTAGTCATATAATACTTTGACATAGCGTTTTCTACCTGAACGTGCTTACCAATACCTATAGCGTGTTCCATCTGCTTAAAGATTTCTTCATCCATCTTTACTTTACTAGGCTTCTTATCTCTAATCCTTAAAGCATCTACAACATCACCGAAAGCCTTAACACCCTTCTCTACATATAGGGTAACCTGTGTGCCTTGCCAATCCTGAACCAATCCACTACCTGCTACCTTTTCAATAGCTTTAGAATTAGTCCTATTTAATATCATCGGCTTGTCAAACTCCTTAAAGTGTACCACAAAGCAATCTTCTTCTCTACCTTTCTGACCTATTACCTTGTCGTTATCTAGCTTAGTGATAGTCACTACAGCTTCTTTCTTACCATCTAAAGAGTAAGACCCTAGATAATCGTAGTTAAATTGTTTTTTCCAATGTCCTTTCATAATTTGTTTTAATTTACTTGTTAAAGGGGTGGGGTGGTATGTTTTCCTAATACCTAGACCGCCCAAAATGGAACTTTCACTATTGACCCAACCTTAACCCACGTATAGTCATATAAGGCTATTTTGAGTGTTTGAGTTTGTTTTTGTTACCTATATATTAGCTGATAACGCTTTTAAATATAGTTGTTCTGTTATACAATCTACCATTTCTACAAATGGTTTACTGCAATTTAAACGATTCTGAATCCTGCCATTCCAAAAGATTAATTCAAACCTTACTCTTGGCGGTGTTTCTTTTTTAAATTCTTTAGGGAAATATGCAAACGATACATTAGCATCTATACATTTTTCATCGTTGTTTAAATTCCAACCACTAATTATAAATGGCTTTACTGATTTAGCTAAATGTTCTTCCATAACTGTTTTTGTTTTTTTGAGATTAGATTAGTTATTTTGCTTTCACTTTCAACAAATGTATAAAACTTCTGA